TGGCAAGAAGATGAGACAAGAAGGTCTCGAAGATGTATTTATAGGTAATCAGGCACAATGGGATACACATCCATTTGAAAAGATAGACGATATTGCTAATGTCTATAACAGATTAATTTTATGGAATGGGAGACATTTACATACAGCAGGTTCTTACTTTGGAGAATCCATAGATAATTCTAGATTGTATCAAGTGTTCTTCTTTAATGAAAAAAAATAATAACAAGGAGTATATTATGAGTGAAGTAAAAAAAGTAACAGAAGAAGAGCTACAGACTATTAAGGACTTAGGAACACAATATCAAACTATTGCTAATACTTTTGGTCAACTAAAGGTTCAGAGAATGTTACTTGAGCAACAAATAAAGGGACTTGATGAAACTGAAGTCAAACTTGAATCCAATTATATCGAAGCGCAAGAAAAAGAAAGAGCATTGCTGAAAGATATGAATGAAAAGTATGGTCAGGGAACATTGAACCCACAGACTGGTGAATTTACATCTAAATTAGAAGAAAAACCAGAGGAAAAGTAAAATAAACTTGTATATATGTGTATTTGGGAGTTTCTCATTATATTTATATATAATAATTTATCACACTAATTTTTAAGGAGAAAAGACATGTCAGAGAGAATTGTCAGTCCTGGTGTATTTACTCGTGAGAAAGACTTATCGTTTCTACCCGCTGGGGTAGCTAACATTGGAGCAGCTATAATAGGACCTACATTGAAAGGTCCTTCATTTGTTCCAACACAAGTATCATCTTTTTCTGAGTTTAAAACAATTTTTGGAGGATATACCAAAGATTATTATACGCCTTACACAATAAACGAATATCTAAGGTCTGCAGGTTCAGTAACCGTAGTCAGAGTTGGATATTTACAAGGATACAAAGCAAATGCAATACATTTAGTTGCTAGTGGCTCAGGAATAAATCACGTAGTTGCCAGTTACTTACCAGCTAAAAATAATACTGGTGGTTCTGTATCTGCTTCGTTGACATCAGCAACAGCAACACGGGCTAATTCATTTGATATTAGATTTGCTGGTTCAAATGCTAGTGCTAGTCTTACATCATTGACCATAGCTGAATCAGACGCTACAAGTGCTAATTATCTTGGAGATAAAGTACCATCGGATGCTAATGTAAACACAATTGATGGCACTTCTGCTCCAGTATACACATACAAGTATTTCAGAGGACACATTAGTCAATCATTGTCTGGTGGCGCAGTAGCCTCTACTGTATCTATGAGTATTGAAGTATTATCTTCATCAGAGATGGATTTTCAAAGCGGAACTGAGACAGTAAATGCTAGTACATATGTATCTACTATAAATGGTAGTAGTGGAGCAACTTCTGCTAGAACACCATCTATTTTAGACCAAAATTCCAACGAATTGTTCAAAATTTATATGAGAGCAGATGGAACAGCAACTAACAACTATTATGTTGTCATAAAAGATGTTGTTCAGGCGGATGTGAATAATACAGCTGAAAATTATGCTGAATTTGGATTAGAATTATTTGATGCAATAGGAAATTCTTTAGAATCATATTCTAAATTAGTATTAGATCCTACATCACCTAATTTTATTGCTAAGGTAATAGGAGACCAATTTCAGAGTGTAAGTGATGATGGTGAAGTAACTGTTTATGGTGAGTACGCTAATCGTTCTAATAGAATCAGAGTCGGTGACTATCTTCCAGATAATCTAAAGGCTTCAAAGGCTTCACAGCCATTTGGTTTTGCTGCTGTAATCGAACCGATTATATCTACAGCTGCTGTACCTACTGGTTCAATAAATACGATACAACAATCAACATCAAACAAAGGTAACTATGATGGTGGAGTAGCATATGGATTCAAATTGAGTTCATTACATTTCAATAAAGAAGAGAGAAATGATGCTGTTTCTTACTTGTCACCGATTCCAAAGGCGGCTGTAAAAGGTAATAATGCTAATTTCTTATTATCTAATATGAGTGGATTTGGAACAGGCGCTGACCTAACAACATTACAGACTACATATGGTTCTACATTTGTAGGCAGTGCAGCTAGTTTGACGATTGCTGCCGCTTCTGTACAACAGAAATTTGCTGTTCCGATGCAGTATGGGTTTGATGGTATAGCACCAAATAAAGTTCTAAACACTGGTAATGATATTACTGCTACTAATGTAATGGGATTTGATTGTAGTACATCAGCAGCTAGTGGTTCAGTTGCTTGGAAAAAAGCTGTAAATGCTGTTAGTAATCCTGATGAGATTGATATCAATATGGTAGCAACACCTGGATTAGTACATAGTTTACATCCAAACGTAACTAATCATATTATCAGTAAAGTAGAAGCTAGAGCTGATGCTTTCTATGTAATGGATGGTGCTGCTTGGGGTGATACAGTTGCTGCTGCTATTAGTAATGTCAAAACATTAGACACTAATTATGCTGCTACTTATTTTCCTTGGGTAAAGATAGATGATCCTAATACTGGTGAAGGTGTATGGGTTCCGCCATCGGTAGTAATACCTGGCGTAATTGCTTTCACAGATAGTGTAGCTCACGAATGGTTTGCTCCTGCTGGATTGAATCGTGGTGGGTTAGCTAGTGTTAGAATGGCTAAAAAGAAATTAACTCATACAGATAGAGATAGATTGTATGATGGTAGAGTCAATCCTATTGCTACATTTCCTGGACAAGGAGTTGTGGTATTTGGACAAAAGACACTACAAGCTAAACCATCTGCTTTAGACAGAATCAATGTACGAAGATTATTAATCAGATTGAAGAAGTTTATTGCTTCATCAAGTAGATTCTTAGTATTTGAACAAAACGATTCATCTACAAGAACTAGATTCCTAAATATTGTGAATCCGTTCTTAGAATCAGTTCAATCTAATAGTGGATTGAGTGCTTTCAAAGTAGTAATGGACGAAAGTAATAATACACCTGATGTAATTGACAGAAACCAATTGGTTGGACAGATATTTATCCAACCTACAAGAACTGCAGAGTTCATTGTATTGGATTTCTCAGTATTACCGACTGGTGCTGCATTTCCTGAATAATAAGGGGGTGTAAAAAAACTAAGGGGCTCAATTTAGAGCCCCTTTTTTTTGTCTAAAAAACTAAGAAAAAACTATGAAAGAAATCATTAAATGATTTGAACGATTTTTCAGTTTGGTTATATTTATATATGAAAGAATTAAACACTTATTAGGAGAACTGAAATGCCAGACTTAATCGATCCTTCAGAAATAATGTTCACTCCATTTGAACCTAAACTGAAAAACAGGTTCATTATGTACATTGAAGGCGTACCTGCTTATATTATAAAAAGTGGAAACAGACCACAAATAAATTTTGAAACTATTACTTTAGACCATATAAATGTTCAGAGGTATGTAAAAGGTAAAGGTACCTGGCAGACATTAGAAATAATGTTATTTGATCCAATAGTACCATCTGGTGCTCAAGCCGTTATGGAATGGGTTAGATTATCACATGAATCCGTAACAGGAAGAGATGGGTATTCAGATTTTTATAAAAAGGATATTACTTTCAATATGTTAGGTCCCGTAGGAGATAAAGTAGAAGAATGGACACTAAAAGGTGCTTTTATACAAAACGCAAACTTTGGTACTATCGATTGGTCTGTAAATGAACCATCTGATATCACATTGACACTACAATACGATTACGCTGTCCTACAATTCTAAGGAGTTATTATGAGTTTTTTAAGAGAAATGCTTTCGAGTGATGCGAAGATATCAAGTAAAAGATTTGTCGGTTTTATGGCTTTCTTTATGTTGATATGTAGTTGGGGTGCTGATACCTTTTCTGCATTCGAAGTAAAAGACAAAATATTAGAATGTTTTATGTACATTTCAGTAGTTGGACTTGGTGTTACAGCAGCTGAAAAGTTCGGTAAAAAATAGTTATAGTATAAATACAAATCATAGGAGTCAAATATGGCTGAAGTCAAATTCCCTACAGAAGTAGTGGATTTGCCGTCAAAAGGGTTACTTTATCCTGAGGACAGTTCTATATCAACTGGTAAAGTAGAAGTAAGGTATATGACGGCAAAAGATGAGGATATCCTCACATCGCCTAATCTAATAAAACAAGGAATAGTAATTGATAAGTTACTAGAAAGTCTTATAGTCGATAAAGATATAAAAGTAGAAAACTTACTATCCGGCGACAAAAACGCCATACTTATAATTGCTAGAATATTAGCATATGGTAAGGATTATGAGGTAGAGGTAGATGGTCAAAAAGTAAAAGTAGATTTAACTAAACTGAAAGATAAAATATTAGATGAGTCTATTGTAGGTGATCGTATAAATTCATTTGATTATGAACTGCCTGCTACTAAGAGAAAACTAAAATTTAAAATGCTTACTTCAAAAGATGAAAAAAGTATATCAGATGAGGCAGAAGCATTAGCTAAAATAAGTGGTGGTGTATCATACAATCTAACCACTAGAATGAAGCATCAAATTATATCAGTAGATGGTGTGACAGATAAGGCTGGTATAAACTCTTTTGTTGATAATGAATTGCTATCAATTGATAGTATCGAACTACGAAAGTACATTGAGGACATTACTCCTGATGTTGATATGTCGTGGGAATATACAGACAACAACGGAGTAAGGAGGGATATATTGGTGCCAGTCACCGTTACGTTTCTTTGGCCTAACGCCAGAATCTAAGTCACAGATTCACGAACAAATATTTCAAATAGGTTTCAACTCTAAAGGGCTATTTTCCTTTACAGAGTTGTATGACATGCCCATATATTTACGGACATTTTATATGAAAAGGCTTATGAAGCATTATAAAGATCAAGAAAAAGAAATGGAAAAAGCCAGAGGTAAAAAGTTTTAGAACTTGATATTTATTATTGAATAGTTCCAACTTTATAAACTACGGAGAGAAGTATGAAAATTACTGAATATGGTCTATTAGACAAACTATATCAGAGGTGGAGAGATAATAAACTCAAAGGAGCTGCTAAAAAATTATTAGATAAAGATCCAGAGCTAAAAAAGTCATTTCAAAATATGAATAGTGCTAGTGAAAAAGCTATAGCCGCATTAGTAAAAAAATTCCCACATCTAAAAGATGAATTCGGCAAATAACATATAATATTATGACA